TAGTCTATAAGAAAGATTTTTTCTTTATCTTTAAAAAATTCTACCATATCTAAAGGAGATAAAGGTAGAATAGTTTTAACAAGTTCTGTCATTTTTATACCATATAGGTTTTAAGTATTAAATCATTAAATTTAAGATAACGGCTACTAAAAAAACTTAAACAACTTAAACATTCAAAGTCAGCCAAGAATTGGTCAATATCAGGATTTTTAAATAATTCTACAAATACCATTAATTCAGTAACATGATCGTCTTCCATAGTATCAATTTCTTTTGCATAAGCCAAAGAATATAATTCAATAATATTATCTAAATCTGTATGAACATCAACGATAGAATCACACATTAATTTACAAAGAAATGGATCATTATTAATAGCAGTTTTAAGTTTACCAGGATCAGTTATTCCAGATATAGGTAAATAATCTTCTATTACATCATAATTACTCGTAATAAGACCAACAACTTTAACCAACTGACTTTCAATATATCCAGTTAGCATAGGTTCAACCATATTAGCAATTTTTAAGTTTGCTATTGGTTTAGTTATTTTACCATTTTTGTACATAAATAATACAAATTCTAATGGTATATCTGCAGTACTACCAACATTGAATAATTTTCCAGTAGCTTGAAAGGCACTGTATATATCAGTCATTGTATTGTATTTTATATCACGATTTTCTTGAATAAAATCACTGACTTCATACATTTCTAATATCTTGAACATTACATCATCAGTAAGATAACCAAAGGTTTCACATAATTCTTTCATTGTGTATAGAAATAATGCAGCATAATCATTAATATCTGATATATAAATTCTTAATTTATCTATAGAGTCTATGTATTCCCATAACTTACTATAATCATCATCAAATCTTTCTGTCATCATTTCAGCTAATGTATTATATCTGAATATGAAATTACTGTCTTCTGGGAAATAAAGATCTGCGAATTCACCACCATCTAAAAGTATAAACTCACCTTCATGTGGTTGAAACTTATCTATATGCTTTACATATATTTTATTTTTAATATTGAACATTTTTTTATCCTTAAACTAAATTAGTTTATCTTCTACCTCTAGATGCGTGACAGCTACTATGACAACTGCTATGGCAATAATAATAATTCTTATATAAATTATTAGCATTGATATTTAATGTAGTCTGTAATGAGCTTAAAATTGTATGATATCGTGTTAAATTAATATCTTCAAGAGGTTGAATATTATTATATGTTGAAGCAGAAGGTTGACTTCTAGTACCATCAGGAAGTGTATTATTAATTCTAGCAAATCTAGAATATTTGAATACGTTTGTTCCATATTGGTTTTTATAAAACTTAGTAAGTCTAACTCTAGAAAATTGTTTAGTAAATTCTTCAAGAGCTGCTTGAAGATCTGGTCCACTAACAGTCACAGTTGATAATTCACCAGTACTAACAGCTGGATAATTAGTTAACGTAATTTCATTTCCTGAACGTGAAACGTCAGTAGAATTAGCATTTTTCTTAGCATTTGCATAAGCTTGTAAATATGCGTTTAAATCATTTATAAATTGGGCTTTAGTTACATTTGCCATATAAGGTTCCTTATTCCTGTCCTACAAATCCGTTTAAAAACTTTTTAAACAGATCAATATCTCTATTTTCATTCATATCTATCATCATTGATTTAGGCGCTGGACATATATCACCTTGAAATTCTAATTGATGACAGTCTCCATTGCATGTATCATATACTGGACATTCATAACATGCTTTAGGTCTCATTAATTCAGATTGAATATTACATAGTCTCTGTGGACTAAATAATATATCATACATATGATCATTTATATGGGCAAATTGTTTATCAACTGCACCATTTGGACAACCACCAATTGTACCATCAGCATTAATTGTTAAAATCTTTTGTTCGCACATTCTACATCTACAACCAGCATGAGTAGAATGAACTACTTCTGTTAATATAGAATCAAAAAACATATTGTCTATATATTCGTATGTTTTATGTTCGATTGATTGTTTCCACATTTTATGGAACCAAGCATCTAATTCTATATTAAGTGGAATAATACCACTATTTAATAATGCGTTACCATTACCTGTAATTCTTTCAAAATTTATATGTTTGATACCTAAGCTAGAAATATAGTTAATAATATCTATAGGTTCCATCTCAACTATACTTTTACTAACACTTACCATTACAGTAATATTATGACCATCTTTTACTAACTGTTTAACATTATCTTCCCATAAATCTTCTTGTTTCTGGTTAGACCATCTTATATTTTTATCCCATGATGTACCCCAAGATTTATCACAAATCTTTTCGAGTACATCAAGCCTACCGGAATTAAGGGAAAACGTTAAATTGGTTTGTACAGACCACCAAACATTTTCCCACAAATCTTTAACACCATGCCAAGTTTCAAATAGTAACTCAGTTGGTGCAATCAAAGGTTCGCCGCCATGAAATGATATGTTTCCATTATCAAGTTCTGGATTAAATTTTTTCAGTCTTTGAAAGAAATCTATTGTTGCTGGAACATCGAACCAACCCTTTTTACCATTTATCCCATTTGTAAAACAATGGGCACAATTTAAATTGCAGGTATCCGTGGTCTTTAGATAACACATGAGTTCACGCATATTTAATTTTATTCTCTTTCAATTATCAATAATGTTTTATTATATTATTAATATTAAGTGCTGTATACAGCAGGGAATACTTTATTCCAAGTACTACTACCATATATAAAAATTTCTAATGTTGCTCCTGTCCCTGTGACTCTTATATCTCCAGATACTGCTACAGTTGGATTAGCATGAACAAATGTTCCGCCGCCAGTTCCAAGTAATGCTGCCTGTAATGCAGCAATTTCATCATCTACATATTGTTTATTTGGTATATCATTACCATTGGTTAATAACGCTTCATAATTTGTAACATCTGAATGTATAGTACCATCATTTTCAATTTTAAATAGTGGAGTATGTCCAGTAGTACTATAAGAACCTTTTGCTACATGGAAACCACCGGTTGAATTATTGTCTCCATCAATATGTATTAAAACGCTTTCATCAGCAGTTAATAATAGTGCTGCAGTGCCTCTAATATCAGGCCCATCAATAACAGTACCTTTACCTTCATTTAAGAACAATACATTATCAAAATTTAAAACACCATCTGTTCTTCCAACAAAACCTATAGCGGGTAATACTGAAGTTATACTATCACCATCTTTTTCTACATAAACACTAGATAAAGAATTGATAAAATCATCAACATATTTTTTATTAGTTAATACATTATCAAATAAAACTAAACTTTCATATCCAGTTATTAAACCAGATTGTATAGTACCATCATTTAATACATGGAATAAATCAGTTGAACTAACTAAATCGGTTGCACCTTTACCTACAACGAAACCGCCGGTCCCATTATTATTAGAATCTGCTATAATGTGTACAGTTTCAGATGCTGTCATTAATATAGCATCAGTAGATCTAAAATCTGGAGCTTTACTAATATCACCATGACCTTCATTAATATATAAAGAAGGTGAAACACCATCGTCTTTAGTAAATGTTAATACTCCGGCCGCATTACCAATAGCTCCAACTGAATTATCATTTACAGTAATTGTATCGCCGCCTTTTAAAACATATCGATCAGCAGTACTAACAAAGGCAGCACCAGTATATACTTTTAATTGAGGTACGCTTTGGTCATACCACAAGTCACCTTCATGAGGGAACGTAGGTGGTTCAACTGTTACTCCAAGTCTACCAGCATAATCCCATTGAAATGTTCCAGTACCTGAAATATCTCTATAAATGTATAATACGCTATCTGTTTTATTAAACCATAATTGACCAGAATTATAAGGTGGAACTACCATCAATGGATCTGGTTCTACTACATTATAAGATACATTTCCCAAAAATGCTGCTTGAGCATCTGGTAATATAGTTTGTAAAATTATTGTTGTTAAATTTAGAGGTTGATTATAAGAACTAGATGCTACTAAATAATTGTTATCATTAATAGCACTAGTAGAACCAACTATTTGAAATTCAAAATCATTAATAAAAATATCTGTTTTATCATCAAAAATTTCAACATAATCAACACCGGCTCCACCATTATCATCAGCACCTTGAATTGATACTATTAATGGAAGTGCTCTAGCTGGACTAGAAAAATTTTCTAATAAATGTAAGAAATTTTCGTTTAATGCTTCACCGTATTTTAATCTACCAGTACCATGTAATACTAAGCTTGAATTAGATTTTGGTCCACCGAAACCATCTATCTGAGATGGATTGATAATAAATGAAGGTTCATTCGTATCTGTATGTTGTATAGAATATACTGTAGCCATCTATAAAATCCTTTTTAAATTGTTATTTATCCTTATTTATAATTTTAATTCTTTTAAATAATTTTTAATTTCATCAACTTCTTTGCGATTTTTATCAAATTTCTTTTGCCATTTTGATGGATTTATAAACATTTCCAATACTTTATGTTGATTTTCGGTTATACTTGGATTAGTTAATATCTTATTAATACTAACAGAATTCAACAAAAACCATGGAGATAAATGTCTAGATTGGAGTAATTCTATGATCTCATTTATGTATAATTTAAGTAAAACTTCTTCAATATCACAATCAAATATTTTAGATAATTTTTGTAAACATACTATAGAAACACCAACTGATCTTAAAGGATCTAATGTATCCAAATATTTTATATAAGCTGAATATACAATACTTGAAGACCAAACTGTTGGCAATATTCGTTTACTATTAACAAATTCTAAATATATTGGAATGTCTGGAATTCGTTTATCTATAGCAAATTTAGCAAAATTTATAAAGCTTGTATAATACTTTGAACTCATAAATGTTTCAATATCAGTATTATAACATCTCTTAGTTTCTAAATATTTTTTATAATATCCAAAAGCATTTCTACCAATAACACTTTTAACTTCATTTTTCTTGGCTAAAACTTTACACTTAGATGCATGTTTAATAAAAAACCTTTCATTAACATATTGTGTATGACAGTGCTCACATTCAAACATTTCTTTTTTTCAATTCTTTTTTCAGATCAGCTAAAACATCTTTTTGAAGTCCCATTTCATTACATATTTCAATCATATCATCATTCGTATAAAATTGTAAAACATCTTTTGTTTCACGTATACTCATATCTAAATATTCTGCTAACATTTTCGTAGATTTTGGAAATGCTATATCCTTTGCTTGGCGCTTAATCCACTTATATCGACTATTTGGAATTGTACATATTGACATGAGATTATAAAGAAGACCTTTATGTTTACCAAGTTCAAATACATATCTATTAACCAAATGATTCAACATTGATATTTCATAAGGATTATTACTAGATAACCATCTCATTATAACCAAAGGAGCAAACGCTTTTTGTTGTTCTTCTTCCAAAGAATCATAATATTTTAAATCTGAATTGGATATTTTTTTAAGAACTTCAAAAATGTCTAATTTATATTTTTTCGATTCCATGTGGTGTCCTTTTTTTCAGAGGTATTGATAATTTTTTATTACAGAACTTACATAAAATATGATCACCATTATGAATCAATAAATCTTTAGGATGAATGCAAGTATCTACCATTTCAATTCTAAGATAATCAATATCATCAATAATTGGAGCTCGCTTTTTTTGAATATCTAATATTTGTTCTTCAAGAGGTCGAATTTTATCTAAATATTTTTGCATTTTATCATGCAAACGATTCCATTTTAATTTTTCATTTTTCAGTGCCATCATATTGATAGCATTGATTTCATTTTTTTGGTCTTCATCCATTATATTCTACCTAAGTCTATGAATAATGCGCTTATGTTAATCTCCCTATCGGCAACTAATGAATCTTTGTAGAGATAATCTGCTATCATTACTTGACCAGCTTCCCATTTATCTTTTGCTTGAAATCTTTTAGATTTGTCTAGATTTTCATATAAGAATCTATAAACCGATCCAATCTCATCGTTTGATACTTGAGCACAAATAATAGATCTAATTTCAGACCAATCATCAGCTTCTAACAATTCTAGAAATTTGAATTTGTAGTCATCATTGTTACTATCAGAAGATGGATCTAATAATTCCCCATTAACACAGTGTTGTTGTACCGTCTGTATCACTTTCCTTAAATCAGGATAACATATATCAACATATTTAAGTATAATCTGTGGATCAAATTTAATTTTTTCAGATAATAATATCTCGATGATGCGTTTAGTTAATGCAGTTTTGTCAGGAGCTTTGAATTCTAATTGATATAAACAACGAGATTTAAGAGCAGGGATAATTTTATGAATGTAGTTACAAGTACAGATGAATTTTGCATAATCAATACAATCTTCCATCATCATTCTTAAACTCATTTGAGCAGGATGGCTCAACGCATCCATTTCTTCGAATTGAACTACTCTATATTCACCATGTGGAACAATTGTTATAAAATCATAAATTGTAGTTCTAATATTTTCAATTTTATGACCATCAGAAGCTTTAATTCTAAGTACATCAGCAGGATTAATATTCAATTCTGTTAATAATATATCTGATAATGACGTTTTTCCAGTTCCTTGTATACCTGATAGCATAACATGACCTGCCATATCATCAGCAACAATATTCTGGATAAGTTGTTTATGTTTTTCACTTTGGAAAATATATTGAGATAAATCTTTAGGTTTATATTTCTTAACCCAAGCTTTACTTTTTAGATCTGACATAAAAGATTCCTTATTATAAATAAAGAATCAATTATATCATATAGTTGTAAGTGTATAAACTTTTTATTGATTAGATCGAACTTGATCTATGATTTGTTTCTTTGTTACTACGCGTCGTATTGCTGAATGGGATTCTTCATCCATACTAGAACCTTCATTCTGTGGATATTCTATAATCTCATCAACTTCAACAATTTCTTTAACATGTTTAGCTTCTTTATGATCTCTTAATGCAATATTAGCAGATATCACTAAAATAACAGCTAAAGGATCAAAAACAACAACAAGTAATAAAATCATATATTTAATAGCATCATCTACTTCTTTATCAAATACTTTGGCTATATAAATGATAGGACCAGTATGAGCTTCTTGATTTAATTTAGTTTTAGATAACGTTAAAGTTTCTGAAGCAATATTATCAAGTCTAAGATTGATTTTATTTACTTCAGGTCCATATTGTTTCATTAATCTTTCTCTACCTGAAATATAATTAGATGGTAGAGAAGCAATATCAGCATCAATTTGACGCTTTCTAAATAGAATTTCTTCTTTTTCAGACTTTAATAATACAATGGTTTGTTCCATTTCTTTCAATGGCATACTGTCTTCTTGATATGCAGCTGATAAAAATCCAAAAATACCCATTGAAGTTATTAACATTAAAATTAATATAGCACTTATAAGATAAGATTTTAGAAGAAAGTTTATTTTCTTCCAATATCTATAAACATATGATGCTGAAACTAATTTACCAATTTCAAGTGACGAACCCATTACTACAACAGGCCAAAATGCTCCAGTGAACATAGAAGCAAGTCCGTATATTGAAAAATATCCAGCTACTCCTGATATTATCAATGCGCTTAAAATTAAAATTGTTATAAAAATCATTTTAAATCCTTTTAAAACGTACTATTAAAGTATGCCTATCTCCGGCATTTCTTTTGATATCAATAGTACTTTACTTTCATCTGTTTTCCAGTATTTCATACCTTCATGTTTAAAAAAATCAGTCCACATAAGCGGCTCAATAAAGATATAATCTCCTTGAATAACTTCTTTAACTTCTGGACCAATATTGGTTACTATACCCCATCTAGCTTTTTTAGCAGAATCATCAGCATCTTTCGATATGATTTCTAATCCAAAACTAGTTGTTTCTTTAAATTTACCTAAACTTGTTTCTGTTTCGTTAAGGAATTGAAACAGAACATTATCCCTCAGTGGCTTGATCATTTACTTTTTTCACCTGTTTAACAGTTTTTGTTGGAGTTACTTCTTCCTTTTGTTCTTCTACTTTAGTAGTATCAACTAATCCATTCCTTTTGGTCTTAGCGTTAGCAATATCAGTTTTAGCACGTCTAATTCTACGTTGTAATTTATTATCAATAAATTGCTTGCGTTCTGATACTTCTATTGGTGTTGGAGCAGATTCCATTTCTTGCTTAATTTTTAATATATCAAAATCTACCATTGCACCTTTTATAGATTTAACTATTTTTGGCATTATTAAATTCCTCTTCTCTTATAAATTCATCAAAGTCTAAATTATATTTATACGAATCAATCGCGTGTATACCGATGATATACAATACGTATGACGCGACAGAACTTCCTCTGCCTACGCCTTTAACTATATCTTGTTCTTCGAATACTTCTTCTATATAAATTAATGTTCTTAAAAAATTATACAAATCATATTTTTTAAATTTTTTCATTTCATATAATATTCGATTATATCGATCTTGATCAATATTTCCATGTGTGTTTATATATTTATTTATAACGTATTGTAATACATTAATATTTTGATATTTTTCTGGTATATTCCAAGTAAAATCAAAATCTTTAACTTTAGATTTTGTTGTTATTTTATTAACTGATGTTTTATTATATTGGTCTATATCAGGAGATATAGAAGTTGTAAAAATATTACCTATGTTTGAACCACTTAATATCATTTCCAATATTTTATCAGCTTCTAATATTGAGTCACCATCATATACTAAAAATCTGTCTTTTAATTCTGTACCACTATTCAAAATCTGAGGTATAATTTCCATCTGATGTATCAATGTCTTGTGTAATAGCAGTTGGATTTCTCATATCGATATGCGCAGCATTACCAGCAGCATTGGTAACAGGAGCCATATCTAAGCTAGATTGAACAGGCTGAGCGTATTGCCTAGATGGTGATTGAATAATACTTGGTTGACGTTCTATTGAACTAATTTCTGTTGTTATAATATCTTGTTCTTTTATTGCAGCTATACTAGCCTTAATATGTTCCCATTGGTCACTAGTTGGAACCCAATTTTCTGGCTGAAATTCTTGTAAACCTTCAAGCCAGTTCTTAAATTCTTGTAATGTACGTTTTTTCGCTTTTATTTTTTTCATTCTTTTTGCTCTAGGTTTTTTTGTTTCCATGACTGTAGCCATGTGATCTATTATTTCTAATTGACGATCTACAAATTCTTGTGGTAATTCGTCTTCATTTTGACCTATGTTTGATACCGGAACATCATTTCCATTTTCATCACTATTAAATTTTTTTAATGATTTTTCAGTATTATCTTTAGCTTGATCAATCAGTGTGTCTATTTCATTGTCACTCATATCATTAAATCTCCAATTACTAAATTATCCATTTTCTTGTACTGATCATGTGGGGTAATATTTATCCAAGTATATGGAGAAACAGGATGACACAAAAATTGATTTTTATTAAGGAATGGTATTACAAACTTGTGTTCAGGTTTATAATCTAATATTTGTATAGAAGATTCTACTATTTTATCAGTTTTGCCATTGTATGTAAATATTGGGAATATTGAATTAGTTAAATCAGCTATCTTAATCGTATCCAATTGAGAAGTTTCTTTGGAGTATACTAAAACATAATAACTTGTTGGTAAGTAAAACTTAAAATCATTATTAAATTCTACCAAAAATGCTGGGCAAATAACTTCTTCTAACGCCAATAATGGAGTAAGAGTAAAATCTACCATCTCTAAATTTAGAGTGTAAAAAAATTCTATATGTGTGGGTGTGTATATATTTTCAAATATATATGGTTCTATGTTTTCGTCAAAAATTATCATTAATTTAAATCTCCGTATTTATATAATAATATTATACGGAGACTATGTTGTAAACTAATTATTCAGGAGCAGGAGCTTCGGCATCTCCACCTTCTTCGCCGCCTTCTCCACCTGGTATCATAGCATCTCCGCCCATCATACCACCTTCAGCCCCAAAACCATCATCAGCTCCAAGTTCTGGTGCATATATTTTAGTAAGGTCTTCCGGTTTATAATTATCAGGATTAATTCCTATCTCTTCCATTTTCATTCTTTCATTTTCAATTATTTCGTCATGAGATAATTGTAAATATTTTTGCATGATAAATTTCTTAGATAGATATTCGATACCATCAGCACCAGAGTAAGAACTTAATAATGCAGCGTACATTTCTTGTTCTCTATACTTACCAAAGTTAGATGGTTCAGGTAGTACTATATTAAACTTAGTATTGTCTACTCGTAAACCAATATATCTTAAATATGATTTAAACTCTTTATCTAATACTTCTTCAAGTAATGCCTGAAGTCTTTCAATATATAACGAGAATCTTAATTCTGTGATATATGCTTGTCCTACTTTCCCATCACTAAATAATGCTCCGCCTGTATCACCTTCTTTCATATATGATAATGGTATACGTAAACCTCTAAACATTTTATCGCTAAAATATTCAACATCAGAGATTTCACCAACTGATTGACCACCAGGTAATGTTTCAATTTTACTACCACGACCATCAGATTTTTGAGCTAGAAAATAATCTTCTGATTGATTCTGTGGATTATAAACTGAATCTATTTCAGAATTAGCACCATTATGAGTAGGAATTTTCTTTTGACGGATTTCATTTTTAATCTGTTCAAGATATTGTTTAACTCGGTTTGGTGGCATTTTACCAACATCAATATAAAATACTCTTCTTTCTGGAGCTCTTTGTATTCTGTAAATAATTACAGCATCTTCTAATAATTCTTTTTGTTTGAATGTTTTATAGATAGGTTTAAGAACTGATTCTCCAAATGGTGCTTCATCACTCATATCATCGTTAAGAGTAAATCTAACCATTTCATCAACTGGAATTATTTCAGTTTCTTGTAATCCTGAAACACCAGATACTGGAACACCGTGTGCATTTTTAGCATCATAAATATTTTGTTTAACTTGCCATGCTTGAACATCTGTAACATCTTCAGAATTTACAATAGCTGCTGTAACATCTTTAGGATGAATGAATATCCATTTTGATAATGAGTCTTTTTTCTTGAAATATAAATCTCCAAACTTGACAACATATCTAGAAACTTTGAATAGTTTACTTTTCCATTTATGAATTTCACACCAATGTCTTAATGCAGTTTTCACTGTATTAACTTCAGATGAAGTCATATAATCTAGATCAATAACATTTAATTCTATAGGATCATCATGTTTAGTACAGTTACCAGTAATTTCTTCTGCGATAAGATCTAAAGCTCTAGAAATATCGATATCAGAATCCATATTATCCCATTCTCTGTATCGTGTTAATCTAGATCCAGATCCTGCAATGACGCGGTGATACCAATTATAGTTACCGTAGGAGTTAGGTGTACCAATTTCTTGATTATCACTAACCTGCGTGCTATCAATATTATTTGGTTGAATCAGTTTGTAATAATTAGTCCACTTTGCCATATATTGTTTCTCATTTAATTCTTTAGTGTATTTATACTATACGAAAGAGAATGAATTATCATCAAAACTTCCTAATGTTAATCCATCATCTATATTAGATTCCAAAACTGTTTTGATATCATTTGATGATTTCAAATATTTATTATTAGCTGTATGCATTTTTTCAAAATTATTTTCTAATATTTCATTAGTCATTTTCATTAATTCTGAATTTTGTTGTTGTAATGCTATCATCTGTTCTTGCATTAATATCATTTTGCTATTATCGCCGGTTTTCTTTCTAGTATCTTTCTTATCTAATACATGTTGTTTAGTTTTATCAATTGGTTTTACAAAATTATTAGTTGTGGTTTTATCTTTTACATTACTAATACCTTCAATAGTTTTTACTAAATTTTCAGGCTGCATAGATTTAGTATTTTTAGTATCTTTTACTTTATTAATACCTTCAATAGTTTTTGCAAAATATTCAGGTTTCATAGATTTAGTATTTTTAGTATCTTTTACTTTATTAATACCTTCAATAGTTTTTGCAAAATATTCAGGTTTCATATCCTTCTTATTTTTCTTATCTTTTACTTCTTTTTCATCTTCGAATAAACCTTTAGTAAAATTTACAGTATTTTCAATACCATCTACTAATGAACTTTGTATATCAGATCCTAACATCTCATAAACATCGGATGTACCAGTAGTAATGGCCTTATATGCCTGATGTACACCAAATGCAGCGGCACCTGCAGCGGCAGCAGTAGCAGCTACAGCAAGTCCACCGGCAGAAGTAGCCATACCGGCAGCTCCTTTTAGAACACCTACAGCTTTAGAACCATATTTACCAGCAACACCAGTTGCTTTACCTAAATTACCTTTAGCATTAGCAGCTAAATCCTTTATTTTACTAAATCCTGCTTTACCAAGATTCTTACCGATATCAGTTTTAATGCCTTTAGATTTAGAATCTAGTGCTGTTTTTAATATGCCGCCAACACCTTTTGCTCCAGCTAGTAGTCTAGCACCACCAGCCATAATTCCAATACCAGTTAATATTAATTGCAATAATGAATTTGTTGTAACACCATTAGCCGCAATTTCACCTAACCTAATCAATTCAGCTGTAACTTTGACTCCAGGGCTAGCCTTTAAATCTGCTAATTCCTGTTTAGTTCTAGCTTTAGCCGCTTTAGCTGCTTCTTTATCAGCAAGAGACAAGTCCATTGCTGCTTTAGATTGTTCTCGTAATATTGGTGACATTCCCATGAATGTACCTGTAACTAATGTAGCGGCAGTTACTTGACCAGTTAATGCCTCAGCTTGCTTTTTACCAATACTTTGCATAATATCAGCATATTCTTTAGCTTTTTCAGCACTAACATTTGCAGTACCGCCTGCTCTTATAACTTCACCAATCAATTGAGAATTTTCAATACCCATTGCGCCAGCTATGGCTTGGGCTTTATAAGATTCTTTTAATCTTTCTTTTGGATCCATTCCAGCGATATTATTAAAAGTTTCTGATACTCGAGTTGCTTGTTCAGCTGTTAAACCAAGTGACGCATATAATTCTTTATGTCTGATGTTTCTTTGAACTAGTGCTAATCGTTCTGCTGAATTGCTTGCTGCAGCTAATCTAGTTTTACCTACATCGCTTTTAATATACTCTTCCATAGCAGCATTTTGTTCAGCAAACGTTTGACCTGTTATACCTCTAATACTATGGAACATTTTATTTAATTCTGATAGTTCACCTTTTTGGTTAACCATCATATCCATAGTTGGTTTAATACCACCTAACGATAATGCATGTAAAGCTTGAGTTGTACTTCGTGTGGCTTCTTCTTGGGATCCATAGAACTTGAACATTGATCCGACGCCAGATGTAATAACTTTTTCAAATTCTGCTGCTCCACCTAAAACATTCACTAATCTTTTATTCTTGGCTTCCATTTCTATCAGATCAGCAGGACTTATTGCCATTTTTAAAGCATTAAATTCTCTAGCAGCATTATTTTTTGTTAAATCAGCTCCATATTTTAAACCAGTACGAAATTCTTTAACAAATGTAGTGAAGGAAGCAGCTAACATTGCTTTAGTATTAATCATACTATAAAGCTTAGTAATCATTCTATTTGTTTTAGTATGAATATTTTCTGCTGAATCTATTAGAGAGTCTGACATCACATTACCAGCATCATCAATTTTAACACTAAAATCTTTAGATAATTTATCTAAATCTTCACTGCCTGTAAATGCTTTAACTTCTTTACGTTTAAGATCGCCTTGTTTTATTGCTTTGGCAGCAGAAAGATAAGATTTTCCAAGTAATATAGAACCATCTTGTAATTCATCTTCTATTTGTTTGCGACGCTTAGCATGTTTTTTCTCATTTTCTTTCGTTTTATTAATATCTTCTTGGATATCTAAATATTCATCTAACAGTTTATTATTTTCTTTTAATAACTTACGTGATGCTTTTCTTTCTTTATATTCTGTAAAACTATTATCCTGTTGCACACCTACTTCATCTTTATTTTCAAGTGTTGAAGTATTAGCAGACATTACACCTTGGCGTTTCAACGCTTCAGCGAATATCATTGCATATTGTTTCATATTTTTTTCAGTAAGTTCAGCCATGATTATGAATCCATTGATCTATTTACTTATTTATATCAATTGTTCATTAACTGGTAACCATTATAAATAGTTGTAATAATATCCATATTATAGGTTAAAATAATGTTAGATGATGTAGTAGTAGAAAAAATAATACCAGAAGTAAAAGAAATAAAAGTAGTAAATCCTTTATTAGAACGAGCTAGAATACCAGGCGAAACGTTCACCCTACCTTCATTAGGTTTATTTTATAAAAATGGTGAAGTATCAGATGATGTAGAAAATGGCGAAATTTATATAATGCCAATGGTGACATTGGATGAAATTATTTTAAAATCTCCTGAAAAATTATATTCTGGTACAGCCATTGAAGAAGTATTTAAAAGGTGTATTCCTCAGATTAATAGACCGATGGAATTATTAGCGAAAGATGTTGACTTTATATTAACAGCTTTACGTAAGATTTCATTTGGTAATACTTCAGAAATTGAATTTATTCACACATGTGAAAAAGCTAAATCTCATAACTATACATTAGATATGAACGCATTTATATCTAATACAGTTAAAATGGATCCAACTAGTACTACAACTGACTATACTAGAACTCTTAAAAATAATCAAATTCTTAAAATATCGCCGCCTAGATTTTTACCAGCTTTAAAAATTTATCAAGCAGCATTAGATGATACTGAAATGAATGAAGAAGAATTAGCTAAAGATATTTTAAATAGTATTGCTTCTATGATAGATGCAGTTGATGAAATTGTTGATAAGAAAATGATAGTTGAATGGCTTGCAATTTTAAATCCTATCCAAATAACCGAAATAAAAGAAATTATTGAAGGTATTGCTGATTGGGGCACTGATTTCAAAACTACAATAGTATGCAAAGATTGTAAAAAAGAAGTTGATGTGACAAGCGAAATCAATCCAATCAGTTTTTTTTTCGGCAACTAAGCTCAGGTAATAAAGAAATAGTAGCAGAATTGTTTCAATCTCTTTCCAAAGAATCTGAAAATATAGTTAACAGTGTTATATCTCTGTGTTATTTTATGAGGGGTGCATTATCATATGATGATATGATGTTTAGAACACCAGGTGAACGAGATTTAATCTCGTCATTCATCGATAGACGACTTGATGTAGAAAAGGATAAACCTAATCCAGTTTATTAATTATTGCTTAGTACCCAAGATTCCGAATAATTAGAATGTTCTATATCACAGAAAAAATATTTTTCTTGTATATTAAATTCTTTTTGTTCTGGTTCTATATCTACTTCTTGTAGATTTTTGCACGCATCGTCCATGTTGTCCATTTTTATTTTTCACTTATTATTGCTAATGTTCCAGATATACAGTCATGTTCTATCTGGGCTTCTGTTATTGTTGTTCCAAAATCTTTTAATCTATCCATTAAAAAATAATATTCGTCGCTTTGTTCTTTAGGATCACAATCATCAATATCCCATCTTAACCAGGCTTCTCCATTATCAGATAATACACAACCTTCGAATTCAGATCCTAAAAAAATTTTATAAAATACTTCAATTGGAGTCATTTTCTCTTTTATCCATTAAAGTTTTTATTTCAGCTTGGGCTTTTTGTAAACCTTTAATATATAAATCTAAGTCATGATATCCAATATAATATTCAGTAGGATTTTCTTCAGATCCTTGAGTTAACCAGGTACCATATCCAATTACTCTATTTGAAGTAGGTCTAACTAACTCTTCGATTTCAATTACACTGCCATCAATATTAACAATTTCTTTAATCATAATTCTTTAATTTCTACTTTTTTAATAATAGTATCTAAAGAAACATCTGAAATCGGTAAAAAACCAGATCCATCATGAATATTAAATCCAAATCCCCAAGATCTAGCATCGCTATTATGATAATATTGAACCAAAACGGGTTCATCTTCAAATTGATTATAAATATGATAAAAACCCGGTATTAATTGATCACGCTGTATAACTGACATAATTTTATTTGTGTGTTGTAATTTTAGCCATCATCTCTATTTCATGCTGATGTAACAATTGAGCAAGTTTAGAGATATTATTTCTTGTTACCATAATGTGGTTTTCTTTAAGCCATTTTTCAGCTTTTATTTCGTTTAGTGTTAAATCTTTATGTATCATCTGGAAAATATCCATGTCTTAAGTAGAAGAAAAATCCTTCAGATAAACCTTCTGGTTTATATTCGATTGAATATGGTATAACTCCAACTTTATTTAAATTTGCAAAATCTGTAATTAAACCTTTCTCTTTAGTATATTTTTCATATACATATAAATTTTCAGGTAATAAATGTCTTAAATATAAAGGTATGATATATAAACCATTTTGGATACTATAATCAAATTGTAAAATTTTTAATTGTCTTGGAGTTAACAATTCTAATTGAATTGGTTCTTCTTTAACCAGTTTTTCCATATTTGAGTAAGCAATGTGAATTCTACCCACTTTGTATGTTTTAGAAAAATCATAATAGTGTGTCTGAGCAGCAAGTTTAGTTAATGTTGTGCTAAAAGCCATTAACCTTTGAAAAGTTTTCATTTTATCCTTTTGTGTTTTAAATTACTATTTATATCTTTGTAAATTTCGTAAGGATAAACTCCAAAACTTTTATCTTTAACCCCAAAATGTGCGACATATAATGGATATATAACACCATCATCATTAACTTTAGCAACTCTTAAAAGATCGCCGGCTCTAGCACATAAACATCCAGGACTATCTCCTGATGGCGCATCATTAATATCATGTTTAATTCTAACATGATCTCCTACTACAAATTTAATCATCCTACTCGTAGCCACCAAAAACTACCCATTTTATCAATTGGATAACCCGTATCACCTGAAGCGATTTGCAATTCTCCATCTCTAAAATCTAATTTACAATATGTAGGACTTACATCAAACGCAGTTTTATATAGATACCAACCAGACTGATATGGTAACATTTGTTCAAAATCTGGTATAACAAATATTTGCTGAAATTGATGCGGCAATATATTCATTTTGGTATTTTTTTCATCTATAACAGAATAAAAATTTGTACCACTATCATAATCAATAACTTCAACAATTGAGTTTCTATAACCTAATATTCTAGGTCCAAAATGTTCTGTAGCAACAATACCTTGGCCAGCTATATCAAATTTTAATCGTAATTTATCACCTATTCTAATCATGCTACTTTACACCACCACCTATCAGCAGTTTCATCCATTGGATCAAATTTGAATTGATCTACATCTAATAAAAGATTAACATATACTACCCCATCTTTAATTCTAACAGAAGCAAGAATATGGAATGGTCGTCCATTTTCTTCTTCTTTCCAAAGATATAATCCAGGTTCAGTGGGTTTTTCGTTTGAATATTCTAACATGTTAATATCCTATAAAACTTTTAAGTTCATGTAAACCAGTTAAAAATGGAGAACCATATAATAACAATATACCAATAGTAATACCAGATATAGTATCATATATTGAATATGTATATCCTCGATCATGTATAACAGATCTAAGCATAACCATTATGTTATATGGTACAAATGATATTACCCAAAAAAACGATATAAAGGTTATTAAAAATATAAACGTATCCACAATTTTATCCTTTGTTTACTATTATATGAAATGATACTAACTAACAAAATATAGCCAAATGCAACCGATAATAACAAAAATTAATATAAATGTAGTCATGATTTAATCTTTATTTAGTATCAAAAAATTATTATATCATATCCAGTATAAAAGTATACATTTAATTTGATATCGGAAAAACTTTTTCTAAATCTATTTCTGAATCTTTACCATGTTTACTTGAAGATAGAAATGATCCTATTGTAAAATCTGAATCTTCTGTTTGTTTTTCAACCATTTCATCAAAACACATATTACAAATATAACCATATCCTGTAGCATATCTGTCACATAATATGTTATCACAATCTTTTCTAGAACACGGCATAACACCCATAATATTTCCTAAATTTTTGTATATGCTTGTTTCCACCATTTTGGAAACAAATGACTATTTTTATAATAAAAATAATTCCAACTTTCATCAATGATATATGTAGTACCATAATCGTCAGAAGATCTTACGATTCTTCCACAGCCTTGAATAATATCTTTAGCTGCTTCACATGAATACCATTCAGAAGATATTTCTAAACGTCTTTTTATCCAAGCATCACCTAAATATCCATAAGGAATTTTAGCAATAACAGCAAATCTACCTTTATCATGTTTTAAATCGAGACCTTCAGTAATACTAGGACTAATCAATATTCTAGGTTTATTATCTCTAGTAAACATATCAATAACAGTATTTCTATCATTACCAGATTCTGGATTATGATGATAAATTTTAAATCGATGTTGAGTACTTAAATGTTTGACTAAATATTCAGCAATTTTAAAATTACCAGTATGAATTATTCCAGTTTCGTCTTCATGAAGTTCTAAAACAGTATCTAAAATATGTAGATATTTTTTACGTTTTTCTTCATTTTCTTCATCTTTCCATGATGCATTCATTTTCATACCTGGAAGATATACAACAGGTCTATTATCTTTATCAAATTCTGACTCTAATGATAAGAATGCACTTTCTTCTTCAGGTATTCCTAAATCTTTACATCGTTGTTTTTTGTTTAGAATAGTACCAGACATAAAGAGGAATTTATCCGCTTTATTTTTAAGCATATCATTGAAGTTATCTTTACCATAGACTGGTTTAAATTCTAATTTAAAATTATCAGAAATCATAACATAATCTAAGTGATATGTATCTCTTTGATCATTAATGAAGCTATCGATTGTATTGACATGAGATACTAAAGCATCATATTTTTTAACTAATTGAAGATCAGATTTTGGAGTATTTTCATCGATATTATCAATAATATCTCTAACTTGTTCATTTAAATCTTCAAGTTCTTCTTGAACTCTTGGAAAATATACATCTCTCATCCAAACAAAGCCATCTTCGATTTTTGAGAATCTTTGCATTTTTAATTTATAACCATCGGTACGTTTTCTACTAATAGTTAATAGATTAAAATTTACCAATTGAGATTCTAAGTTATGCATTTCATCGCATATCATTAGTTTACGAGGATCATACACTTGAGTAAATCCAAACATTAATAAAGCTAAAGTATAATTCATTATCAAATTATTAGTGTCTTTAGATTTATTTAATGCTGTAGTATAAGCACAACCACCTTTACATTTTTTTAATAATGAACCAATATCACATGTAGTATTAAACCGGGCACATGTATAATTAGATTTACCATAGATAGAACCTAAAGATCTTTGATCATCAATTTTTTCATTCTCATATTGTCGTTGGAGAATAATTTGTGGAGTAAGGATAAATGAATTACCTTTACCGTTAGATAACCATCTAGAATATGTTATACCCACCAGTGATTTACCAAAACCTACAGGTGCATCTAAGAATATATATTTAGCATCTTGTTCTTCAAGCCATAAAAGAGCTTTAATTTGGGATGCACGAGGTTCAAAGGCTTTTACAGGCCAAAAATCTAAAATATTAGCTTTCGTCATAAATTTCAATTAGTATGTTTGGAACGTTCCCACTATCAGAAACTAATTTAGCGGATAAATTATTGCCAAGTTTTGATTTAGCAATTAATATTTGACCTAATGCTTCAAGATCTTTAGAAGTTCCATATATTGTCACTTCGCCATCTTCTTTATATATGTGAGCTATACTCATACAAATTCCCAAGTTTGACCCATTGCTTTAATTTCAGTAATACCTTCTAGAGGAACTTGACGATAACCATGACCTGTATCAGCATGCGCTTTAGGATCCCATACAGATACTAAATCATAAGCTTCAGATTTATATTTAGCTTGACCACCTTTAAGATGTTGATGGACTCCAGTTCTACAATTCATAACTCTAATATCTTTAGAATTACGTTTCAAAAATGTTACTGAGAAAAACTGACCATTTTTGATTGAATTTAAAACATCCAATACATGTTGTTGTGTTTTTGATAATACTGTAGTTGCTGCCATTTCCATACTCCAAATTATTTAATAAATCTATTATAACATACTGATCGTATTTGTACAACCTTTTTTTTTATAAATATATTTTATGATAACATTAAACATCTACAATTTTCATTCTGAACCTGAATCATTAGAATTATATCATAAATCTAATGATGAGTTACCAGGTATTTTTTTCAAAAAATATAAAGATCAACCAGGTGAACTTAAGAATCGCGAAGATGTAATCGCAAAGTCACCTTATTTTTCATACATATATGCTAGAGATGTTTTGAATAGATCATTTCCAAAAGGTGAGAAAATATTAGCAACAGATGGTAAATTTGCTTATTTTTATGCGAGGTATGTATTGGGTGAACGGTTTCCAAAGGGTGAAGATGTAATAGCAACACACCATGCAGAGTGGGCATATAGATATGCTAAAGAAATTTTAGAAGGACCCTTTCCAAAGGGTGAAGATATAATAGCAACAGATTATAGATACGCTTTCTTTTATGCTAAAGAAATTTTACAAGGTCCTTTCCCTAAAGGTGAAAAAGCAATTATAGATTCAATATTTAAAGATGATTATAAGGAATTAACAAAATGATGAATTTATATCGATTTCATACTGAACCAAAAAGTTTAAATAGTATTGATAATTATGAAGATTACATGGGTAAAAATGCTGTTAGATCATTAGAATATGCCAGACAAACAAAGAAACGATTTCCAAAAGGTGAAAAATCTATGTCTGATCATGGTAAAATTTCTTTAAGATATGCAATAGAAGTATTAGGTGGACCTTTTCCTGCAGGCGAAACAGCTATTGGAGAATTAGCTAATCCTTCATATGAATATGCGAATGAAGTATTAGATGATCTTTTTCCTAAAGGTGAAAAAGCTATTGCAAGTTTTTGGAGAACTGCTTACTCTTATGCAAAAGTTATGGTTAAAGGACCGTGGCCATTGGGCGAAGAAGCTATAGCTAGTACTTCTAGAACTGCTTACTTATATGCTAAAGATATTCTTAAAGAACCATGGCCTGAAGGTGAAGCTACAATATCACAAGATGGTGAAGATGCATTCTTATATGCTAAATATGTCATTAAAGATAAATGGCCTAAAGGTGAACATGCTATTTTTAAAGATGAACAACATTCAACTCAATATATAGATTTCTTAATAGAATTAGGATACGAAGAATAATTGTTCCCGGATAACAGGCAAATTTTAGGCGCCTAACAGAAGTGAAAATAACTAAGGGTTTAATTATTATTCACTTAAAAAGTCTTAAATCTAAGTAAACGTATAACTCAGATCAATATTATTCTTTATGGGAAGACTGTAGTTGTAAAATTGCTAATATAACTTTATAGATATAATCTAACAGATCAGTGTAACCTGTAGTGACCATTTTATCGGAATATGGTGAACCATCATTTTTATAGTTTTTATATTTTCGTTGTACGAGAATTAACTTTCACTTTTTACCGACTATAAGACTAAAAACTTTTACAAAGTAACTTATAGTGGCTGCTTACTTCACCTTTATCATTTCACATTGATGGATTAATGCTTAAGCATATATCGTGACTTTAACCGTTAGGTAGAGGATATATGCGCTGAGTCCGCGCCAAACTAATAATGGGATTAAATTTAAGAGTATTCATATAAATTCCTTTTTGTCTGAGGATTGTCTGATGAGCTTTGTCTGTTATTGTCTAAGTGGAAATTAAAGTTTACCTGAAATAAAAATCATTATTTACAAATGACTCCAATATTGGTCATATCCAGATTAATTCTCAAGGATACTATAATATTGCATTGTCATTTAAGACCAAATAATATTTTTTAAAATTGATTTTCAAGTTTTTGTAAAATCAGGCATTAAATGCCGTTTTGATACAAACTATCAGATAATCCCGGTGAAGGTTGTCAATAGTTTTATATAGTTTGCTCTATATTGATTCGGTTTTACATCTGCCCAGTCATTGAGTTCCTGCGAATCATGGCTTAAGTTACTTTGTTATTTTACAGTGGCAGCAAAGAACTTAAAAAGAAAATCCACTGATGAATTATAACCTATTTATATAGATATGTAAAACATATTGATAATTTACAACTTAATTTCAACTATATATAATATTCAATACTGCTAAACCCTTAACGCAGCCCACCGAGAATACGCAACTAATAATAACAATAAGGAAAACTTATGAATACCCAAGAACACATAACAAAATTACAAGAAATTTTTGGAACTGAACAACATGGTATGTATCATACATGCGATTTCGAAGAAAAACAATATACTCATATAATTGAACAAGCAGTAGAAGAAAATAATAATATTAAAACCAATTCGATTCCACATCGAATATTATCAAAAGTTCCACATGAATTTGGATATGATTTTAATTT